ATGCCGATCCTTGACCAATTCGGTCGCCAGATGCAGGCGACACCGACCCGCGACCTTTTGGAACGCGAAGCCACCGCGTCGATGGGATCGGTGCGCTCCATCCAGACTGGCCACCCGGCCGACGGGCTTGACCCGATGCGTCTGGCGGCGATTCTGCGCGAAGCAGAGACGAGCGACGCGACGCGATACCTCGAACTGGCCGAGCAGATGGAGGAGAAAGACCTTCATTACGCCGCCGTTCTCGGGGTGCGCAAACGGGCGATCCGGTCACTGGAACTGCACGTCGATGCCGCCGATGACAGCCCGGCTGCGCAAGAGGCCGCCGACATGGTGCGCCAGTGTCTCAGCTCTTCCGCCATCACCGAAGACCTGATCGACATGCTGGACGCGATCGGCAAGGGCTATTCTGTGACCGAGATCGTCTGGGCACGGGACGGGAACCGGCTGAAGATTGACGGGCTGGAATATGTCGATCCGCGGTGGTTCGAGTTCGATCGGGAAAACGGCCGGCATCTCTACCTGCGGGACAATGCCGGTCCCCAGCAGCTGCGCGCGGATTGCTACATCATCCACATGGCACGGGCGAAGTCGGGCCTGCCGATCCGGGGCGGTCTCGCGCGCCTGGCGGCATGGGCCTACATGTTCAAGAACTTTGCGGTGAAGGACTGGGCCATCTTCTGCGAGGCCTACGGTCACCCGCTTCGCCTGGGCAAGTTCGACAGCAGTTCCAGCACGGAAGATCGCCGGACCCTGCTGCGCGCCGTCCGCCAGATCGGCGTGGACATGGCCGCGATCATTCCGAAGACGATGGAGGTCGAGATCGTCTCCGCTTCATCGACCGGGGCCGACAAGCTCTACGAGGGCAAGGCGCGGTACTGGGACGAGCAGCTGTCGAAGGGCGTGTTGGGGCAGGTGGCGACCACGGACGCGATCGCGGGTGGGCATGCCGTCGGCAAGATCCACGAGGAGGTGCGGTCCGACATCCGCGATGCCGATGCGTCCCAGCTGGCCTCCACGCTGCAACGTGACGTGGCCGGGGCGCTGGTGCGGGTCAACATGGGCCATCTATATGCGCACCTCACGCCCAAGGTGCGCTTTGCGCCTCCCGACCAGATCGACCCGAAGGTGATGCTGGAACTGATGGAGAAGGGTCCGGCGGCGGGCCTTCGGATCGCTACATCGGACGTCCGGAAGACTTTCAACCTGCGCAAGCCGGATGACGACGAGGAGATACTGATCGCGCAGCCCGTCGCGGCCCCGATCGCCGTTCCCGCCCCGGCCGCCACGCGCCAGCTGGCCTCCGTCACAACCGCCCCCGTTGATAGCATCGCTGCGCTGGTCGACGAACTGCTCGCCTCGAGCGAGTTGCAGCAGGCGATGGAAGGTGAAATCGGCGAACTGCTGGAGATGCTTGCCGGGGCGAAGGACATCGACGAGGTTCGCGACATCATCGCCTCCTTCGACGGGTCCGATCCGGTCGTCATGGGGGATCTGCTCACCCGCGCCACCTTCGCGGCCCGCGTGGCTGGCGAAGTCGGTGCAGACCTGAAGGGCTGATCATGGCTGGCATCGAACTGACAGCGCTGCCCCACCGCGAGGCGATCGAGTACTTCCGGTCGAAGGGGTTCGCGCCCCAGCTGCAGCGATTCCACCACCTCGACCATTTCCGCGAGGAGCATGCCCGCAACTTCGTGGTGGCGAAGGGCATGCAGGACGACGTGCTTCAGGCGATTCGGGCGGAGCTGGATGCCGCGTTGTCGGAAGGGCGGACGCTGGCCCAGTTTCAGACCGATCTGAAGCCGCGCCTGCAGCAGCTGGGCTGGTGGGGCAAGTCGGTCGAACAGGATCCCCTGACCGGCGAGATGCAGGAAGTGCAGTTGGGATCGATGCGCCGTCTGCGGACCATCTTCGATACCAACATGCGGACGGCCCATGCCGCCGGGCACTGGGCGCGCATCCAGCGGACGAAGCGGGCCTTCCCGTATCTCGAATACGTCCAGATCGAGCGGCCGACCAAACGCCACGACCATGCCCGGTTTCATGGTCTGATCCGTCCTGTCGATGATCCGATATGGCAGCGCATCTATCCGCCCAACGGCTGGTTCTGCGGCTGCACCGTCATCCAGCGGACTGAAGGGCAGCTGAAGCGGGCAGGGAAGGAGGTCTCGCCCCCCTTGGATCTGAACGAGGTTCTCTGGACGAACAAGCGCACAGGCGAAGTCAGCCAGCTGCCGAGCGGGGTGCATCCGGGCTTCGATACCAACCCGGGTGCGGTCTGGCTTGATCTGGGCGAAGACTGGGACCGCATGACGCCAGACCTGACGCCGGAGCGCCGGGCCAAGGAAAAAGGCGTGATCGAGGGGCTGCGTCTGCGGCGGTTGAACGACGGGCGGGAGACGCTGGTCATCACCGATGCCAATTCTGAACCCACGATCATGCGGAATGCAGATCCCGCACGACCGAACGTCGTCTCGCTGGATGGCCTCGACATACCACCCACGCCCAGCTTTCTGCACAGCCACGTTTCGGAGACGCCATTATCCTTCAAGGATATTGAAACGCTACTAGATGCGCAGGGGCATGCAGTCACGGCAATTTCGCCGAGCGGCTCGATCTGGAGGGCAGTGCGCGGAACCGAACCGATGCGCCTGCCAGTCGCAGAATTCGTGCAACGTGCGCTCTCACATTGGGACCGGTTTGCCTCGATAGATCCGACCGAAGGGATTACGCTTTATCAGCATGCCATGATGCAATGGCTTGAGAGGCGGGGCGTCCTTACCTATTCTTATGGTATGTCAGAACGTAACCGACAGCTCGTTGCCCGCTATGCAGATCTGATGAGGAGCCTGACCGATGACCGCGCTATATGAAACGCCGCATCCGTTCGATCTTGAGAGCTGGAAGCAGCATCTCGATTGGCTGCGTTCGGAGCCGGGTGTGAATCCCACTGAAAACGACATCTGGTTTGCAGAACTGAATATTGCCTATTTGGAGGAGGCCAACGCGCAGCAGGCCGTTTCTCAGGGTAAATAAAACACATCATTCGGATTGTCTGCGTCGGGCGGAGGGCTATCGCCAAACGATGGAACAAACGAAGAGAGTATAAGTCGACAAGACGAACTACCTCTGAGGACAAACCATGATACATAGACGAGCCAGGCCACCCCCGAATGATTTGGAAGGGTGGAAGCGATATCGCCAAGAGCTGGAATTAAATCGGTCGCGATATGCGCTAGCGTTCTATCTGGCAGAAGCCGAACTTCATATCGACGAGCTAGAAGACAGACTAGCTCAGGAGCGCCCCGCTAAGCCCCGTTGACCCTTAACGGTCACCATTCCCGCCGAAATCGGGACATGACCGTTTTTGAAGCCGCTCCGGCGGAATTGAACGGTAGTCTGGTCCAGTCCATCACGTGCGATCGCGCCGGACACCCGCATCCCCCCCTGAACTGCATCCCCCGGCCTTGATCGCGCACCTCATGGCATGACGCTGTCATGACCAGAACCGTTCAACAGATATGCAGCACCGTGACCGAGGTTTCCGCCTCGGATGACCGGATCGAGCTTATGCCGCTCGGCGAGTTCCGCCTTGGCGATCGGCGCGGTGTGCAGGCCATGCGCATCGACAACGTCCAGCAGGTGCTGGCCGACAGCCTGTCCCGTGCGCGGGGCAACGAGCTGTTGATCGACTTCGACCATCGCTCCATGGCCCAGCAGACCCTGCGCGACAGCCGCGCGGCGGGATGGATCACCGGCCTTGAGGTCGAGGGCGAACGGGTCATGGCCTCAGTGCGCTGGACGCCCGAGGGCAAACGCGCCCTTCAGGACCGGTCCTTCCGGTTCATCTCGCCGGTGTTCCGCAACCTTCCGGACGGCCGGGTCGTGGGCATCGATGGCGCTGGCCTCGTGAACGAACCGGCACTCCCCCAGCTTCGCCAACTCGCATCCAAGGAAGATGACATGGATCCCCTCGAGAAAATCGCGGGCCTCGTCGGCATTGCCGTCGACAAGCCCGACGACATCGTCGCCCGCGTGA